TGTTTTGAGCGTGTCTTTCGCTTAGATGGAACTCCTGTCTTCACAGACGTCATCAATGAGACGACTCTCATACCGAGAGAAATCCAAGATGAAGTTGAGTTGACAAGTGTCACATCTATTCAAGGGCGCTTACGTCAAGATCTCGCGTTGGCTATCCTATGCCTCCGCCAGTTCTACGTAGGTTGTAGTAAACTCTCTGACTGGGAGTGTCTTCGAAGACGAGTCTTCGGAGATCAACACTTTTCGTCGAAGGGTTACAAAACCTCTCATGCTGACTTGCAGTTCGGCGACATTAAGTACCGCGAGGAGGATACTTCGTTCCGTTATTTTGGACGAAGATATCGCCTCCTGGTCACAATTTGTTGACGAACCTTATGGTCTCCATGGCCCCGGAGCTGTTTACGATTGTTCTAAGGGGAAGGACAAGTGGTCTTTCGGGAATTTGCCTGGTCTACCTTCTAGATTGCTAGAAGGCCAGCATTCCTCTCTCCCACAAGGAGAGCTGGATGTCGAAAGACTTTCTCGACTCTGCGTTGTCCCAAAAGACTTCCGCGGACATCGCCTTATCTGCATAGAACCTAAAGAACTTATGTTCCTGCAGCAAGGTTTGATGAGAACCATCTACCAGATGGTTAAGACCAATCTTGTTACCGGTACTTGCATCGATTTCCGTGATCAACGGAAAAGCTTTGATCTTTCTAAGAGCTTAAAATACTCGACGATCGATCTCAGTGATGCTAGCGACAATCTCAGACTTGAGCTTTGTCGTTACCTCTTTCCAAAAGAGGTGTACCGCGTACTAGTGAATGCTCGGTCCCGTGAAGTTGAGCTCCCTGATGGCGAACGCGTCGTTCCTACGACGATGTTTACCATGGGTAATGCTCTTTGCTTCCCGATCGAGACATTGGTATTTTTCACCCTGTCACTCGCTACGATGTTAGAGGAGTCTGGTCAAGTATGGCGTGTAGGAAAACCTCGATGGTTGTCCGAATACGTCAGAAAGAACAGAATCCAAGTCTTCGGAGACGATATCATCGTCCCCCGGAGATTCTTCCATCCAGTGTGTGATACACTAGCCGGTTGCGGCCTCGTAGTCAATTCTAACAAGAGTTGTCATAGCACACCTGTGCGAGAGGCATGCGGTAGTTGGTTCTTCCATGGAATCGACTGCACCATCGTCCGACTTAAGGTCGACGCGGTAGAGACTTATTCCGATTGGATCAGTTCAGTTGAGACAGTGAAGCTACTATTCCAAAGTGGATTCACTAGAACAGCTCGAGCTATCTTATCTCTTCTCCAATGTTATCATGATGTACCTATAGATGGTATATCAGATAAGCATTCTTCGATTAAGAATCGTCGCTACAATGTCCAATTGCAGCGGTTGGAGTGGAGGTTACCTAGTTTATCACTAGGGAAACCGGATGTCTTGACCGGTGACGTAGGTCTATATTCCTACTTCACTGGAAAAGGATCACATGCCGCGCCCCGCGGCGATGCTAGTTGCATCGAATGGGGATGGCGTGATCGTATATAGACGGTCACGGGAGGGTTAAATGCGGTTCGTTCCGCTGGCGTTGCTCACTTGCGTAGCTTCGTCCCTTCCTTGGGCG